AGACTTCAAATCAAATTTAAAACAGGGAGGGGCTCGTCCTTCTCTGTTTTCTGTTGAACTTCAATATCCCCCACACGCATCAATAAATCAACCCACTACTTTATCTAAATTTCTTGTTAAAGGTGCTTCTATTCCTGCATCTACTATTGGTTCATATGATGTATTTTATCATGGAAGATCAGTTAGAGTTGCTGGAGATCGATCATTTGATGTGTGGGAAACTACAATAATCAATGATGAAGATTATTCGATTAGAATTGCCCTTGAACAATGGATGGATGTCATCTCAGAACACAAACTAAATATAAGAAATAAGGATCTTCCCTTAACAGAAGGGGAAAATTCTGGATATAAAAGTGAAATAAAAGTGACACAATATAGTAAATCGGGTGAACATTTACATCATTATCACTTTATAGGAGCATTCCCTACTGCATTATCTTCAATCGCACTTGATTGGGGATCAGATGGAATAGAGGAATATACGTGTACATGGACTTATGATCGTTGGATGCCAGGAACAACTGGTCATTTATTACAATCTGACAGTCATTCATTTTAGGAGAATAAATTATGGCATTTGAACTATTTGGATTCAAAATTGAAAGAAGAAGTCAGGAATCGCCGAAATCTAACGTTCCTGTATTTACGTTACCAGAAAACGATGACGGATCAGTCATGGTATCTGGTGCTAATGCATATGGATCTTATGTAGATTTTGATGGTGCATTTAAGAATGAGGTAGACCTTGTTCTGAAATATAGAGATGCGTCTCAAACCGCAGACTGTGAAATTGCAGTAGATAATATTGTAAATGAAGCAATAGTCATTGATAGCAACAAGCCTGCAGTCGATGTATTTCTAGACAAAACAGATCTCTCAGATGGTATCAAGAGTAAAATTCGGGGAGAATTTGAGAATGTACTTCATCTCCTAAATTTCAACAAATACGGCTCTGATATTTTCAGAAGGTGGTACATAGAAGGTAGAATCTATTACCATGCAATGATCGATGAGAATGATCCTAAACGTGGTATTGTAGAATTACGTAGTCTTGACTCCACAAAAATCAAAAAAGTTAAACAAGTAAATCAAGAAAAAGGTGCCGATCCTATGAAGGTGAAGGTGCGTTTAGATGATATGTACACTTATAATGAACGTGGTCTAGACCAAAAAGCAGGTCAGGGGATCATGATTTCGGGTGATAGTATCATTTACAATACTTCTGGATTACTGAACTCACATAAAAATACAGTCCTTTCCTACTTACACAAAGCACTCAAACCTCTCAATCAACTCCGAATGGTAGAGGATGCGATAGTAATCTATCGTATTTCACGAGCTCCAGAACGAAGAATTTTTTACATTGATGTAGGTAACTTACCAAAGATCAAAGCAGAACAATATATTCGTGACATTATGACACGATATAAGAATCGTTTGTTGTATGATTCCGATACAGGAGAAGTAAAGGATGACAAACGACACCAATCAATGTTGGAGGATTACTGGTTGCCACGAAGAGAAGGTGGTAGGGGAACAGAAATTACCACACTTCCTGGCGGAGAAAATCTAGGACAGTTAGAAGATGTAGAATACTTTCAGAAAAAACTCTACAAAGCAATGCACGTTCCTGTATCAAGACTTGAGGCCGACTCTGGCTTCTCTTTGGGAAGGGAAAGTGAGATATCGAGGGATGAACTTCTTTTCAGTAAATTCATTCAAAAATTGCAGACAAGATTTTCCATCATGTTTAATGATATCATGGAAAGACAGTTGATATTGAAAAATATCATGACTGCAAACGAATGGGAAAAGATTAAAGACAGGGTTCATTATCAGTTTAACACAGATCATCATTATGCAGAACAGAAAATGTCTGAAATAATGACACAGAGAATGACAATTGCAAGAGATATGGAAGATATGGTAGGTAAGTATTACTCAAAAGAGTGGTTCAGAACCAATATCTTACATCAAACTGAAGACGAAATCGAACACGAAGACAAACAAATTGCTCAGGAATTGGAAGACGAGAGCGGTGCAGAAGGCGAAGAAGAAGGTGGATATGGTGAAGAGACTAAAATTGACTTGGAAAATGACTCTAATACTCAATTAACTGACATTTCAGACTATAGAAAGAAGAATTTCGGTTGATTTAGAGTTATTTAATTGTATAAATATTAATAGATAATTTTTGGAGATTAGAATGGCAGAACAAGAAACACAAAAAGAACTTAAAATGGTTGACATAGTAGATTTTTCAATGCAGGATAAACCAATTAAGGTTACAGATGCATTCAATACGCTTATTGCGGATAAAGTAACAAGTGCAATAGATACACGAAAACAAGATGTTTCTGCCAGAATGTTTGCAGATAAGGTAGAACAAGAACCTTCAGTTGAAGAGCCTGTTGCAACACAAGAACCAACTAAAGTAGAAGAACCACCAGCTGAACCAACGGAGGTACAAACATGATTATAAAACTAAAAGGAACTCAAGCAGCTGCTCCTACTGGATCTGGTACTGCAACTAACCTAAGTAAAGCAACTTGTGTAAGAGTCTTTAATTCTGGTTCAACTGTAAGATTAGTTACTCTAGAAGAATCTGGTGGAACAGATATAGGTACTATGAGTGTAGCAGGAGGTGCAACTGAATATCTTGAAAAAGATCCAACTGATCAAATATTTGCTGCTCATGCAGAAATTCTTTTAGCATCTGTTGCATTAAAGGGATAATGAAAACACTTAAACAACTCAGAGGTATCTTGGAAACTCCTGTAGAACAGGATGACAGTATACTTTTAGGCAAAATATCGAAAGAACCTCTAGAGGAAGATGTTGAAAAACAATTACGAGCAGTAGTAAAAAAGAAACGAGAAGCAGACATAAAATTTAAATCAGGCACATCTGTACCGATAGATCCAGATGCTGCTTCTACTATATTAAAGACTTTAGACTCTCTAAATAGTACTAACAAGAAAAAAATGCGAGACAACATGAACAAAGACACAAAGTCGTTCTTGAAAATCTTGGATTTTGCATTCGATAACGTAAGGTAGGTAAAATGAAATTAATTTGCGAACTTACAGAAGCAGTTGAATATGATTTAGTTGAAGCTGAAGGTAAACCCAAACAATATTTTATTGAGGGTATCTTCATGCAATCAGAACGAAAAAATAAAAATGGCAGAATTTATCCGTTGCCTGTCCTTGAAAAAGAAGTAGATCGTTATGTCAGAGAGTACGTTGAACCAAAACGTGCATTTGGAGAATTAGGACATCCAGACGGCCCAACTGTTAATTTGGATCGTGCATCGCACATGATTACCTCTTTGAAAAAAGAAGGTAAGAATTTCGTAGGTAGGGCAAAAGTTTTAGGCACACCAAATGGTATGATTGTTAAAAATCTTATCGATGAGGGTGCTAGGCTAGGTGTTTCCTCAAGAGGTATGGGAACATTAAAGGCAGACAGAAAGAATGCACAAGTTGTGCAAAATGACTTCTATCTTGCAACAGCTGCAGATATTGTCGCAGATCCTTCTGCACCTAATGCTTTCGTTGAAGGTATTATGGAAGGAAGAGAATGGATTTGGGATAATGGGTTGTTGAAAGCACAAGATGTTGAACGAGCAAAGAATAATATTCTAAATGCTCCTTCCAAAAAGCTCGAGGAAGTGAAATTAAACGAGTTCAAAAATTTATTGTCAAAGTTGTGATTTTATAAATATTAACAGTATAACGTATGTACACAGAATATACCATAATTTAGGAGTACCAAGTTCTATGGAAAATACAACTCAAGAAGAAATTCTGGAACAAACTGAGCAAGAGGAACTTGTTGAAGCTCCAGAACAAATCGAAGAAACAGAAGAGACTCAAGAAGTCGTAGCAGAAGCACCTAAAGCTAAAGTCAAAGAAGACGATGACGAAGAAGAAGGTGAAGATGATGACGATGAAGAAGAGGAAGACGAGCAAGTGAAGAAGGAGGAAGTAAAAGTTCCTACTACTAAAACTGCAATGATTTCCGCACTTTTTGATAAAGTTAATGGACTCAAAAAGGAAGATGTTTCTAAACGTTTCAAAGACCTAATGGATGTTATCGAAGCCGAAGATCTTGGTGGAGAAACAGTCGATGATGCCTCACCAGAAGGTGATAAGGTTGCCGTAGGTAAAAAGAAAAAGAAAATTAAAGTTTCTGTACCAGAAATTAATGTCAAAGAAGATATCGATGCATTAGTAGAAGGTGAAGAACTATCTGAAGAATTCAAATCCAAAGCATCAACAATTTTCGAAGCTGCAGTTCATCAAAAAGTGATGGAAATCGCAAGTTCAAAAGTTGAAGATATGGAAAAAGAATATCAGACAGAGCTGCAAGAAGAAATCGTTTCATTCCGTGACGAGTTGACTGACAAAGTTGACGGATACCTCAACTACGTAGTTGAAGAGTGGATGAAAGAGAATGAGCTTGCACTTGAGAGTTCTTTAAGAAGCGAAATCACAGAAGAATTCATGGGTGGTCTGAAAGATCTCTTTAAAGAACACTACATTGAAGTGCCTGATGAAAAGGTTGACATTGTAGAAAATCTGTTCGACAAAGTTGAAGACTTAGAAGGACAACTTAATGACAAAGTTCAAGATAATATTAAAATTAAATCTGAAC